ACTAAGCTAACTGGTTGTGCTTCTACTGCAACATCGTTTTCTACTGATTGTTCACTCATAGTTATCTCCACGCATATTGAATTACAGCCCGCTTAGGACTGACCGCTTGGTGCTTCAACCGGATTTCATCGAGCCTTCTGCCACCGTTAAGCAAAGATAGATCGTTAACGTCGATCCAATCTAAATGCTTACCTTGTCGGTAACATCTGAATGCTCTGAATTTATGAAGATACTCGAACTTATCAAACCCATACTGTGCCGCAAGCAGATCTAGCCATTCAAACTTAAAGCCTTTCTCTTGCAAGTATTCCCGTTCGTCGCAAACTACCTCGACGGATGGGGCTTCCTTCTTGGGTCGTCCTTTCTTTTTAATTTCTACTGGTGCTTCTACTTCCATTACTTCTGTCATAGTCTCTCCGCTTGCTGGATTTGGTGAACAATAAACCTCATGACGCCAGTCTCCCCGTTATGGTAAGCGGCCTCATAGTTTATATTCTGTGCAGCAAGAGAAGTGTCGTTCTCTAGTAGAAAGCGTTTGCTCAGGTCTTCTAATACCCTGTTACCGTCGTCAGTTGCAAAGCAACGGTTATAAGCCTTGGCTAGTTCGGCTTGTTTTTCCCTGATTGCGCTCTGTGCTTTCTGTGCTTTCCCCGTATCTATCTCTAAGTCTTCCCAACTCATTGAACGGCCTGTAGTTGTGGTGGTTGTTGAGTAGAACCTTGCATCTCCATCTGTTTAGCTTCCGCTCCAGCTTGGATAATCTGTTGTTTCTCTGCGTCATCACGGACTAATTCAGAACTCATACCTGTTTTCTCTGCTACCCAGGTTCCAAAGTCCTCAATCTTAAAGGCCATTTGCACTTGGTCAGGCCCAGCAGTCCCTAAAACAAACTCTACAGCTTGTTGTACCGCTAGAATGTCCTCGGAGTCCTGTGCTCGTGCTAGTGGCGACGTAAATTTGATCTCTACATCACGGCCATTCAACTCAATAGGCGTGATTAACCCACGACGAATCAGGATAGACACGACTCGTTTAAGGATTGGGATCAATATTTCAGTCTGCAACCGTCCAAATGCTGAACCAATACGCTTGGCTAGTTCTCTGGACTCGATAGCTATCTCCGTTGCAGTCCTAACCGGCCCTGCTGGGTCTCTCAGATCGTTGAACATGGCAAGTTTAATAGCATTTTGCAGTTCTGAGATTTCAAATTGCGCTAGTGCTAGGCTACTTGACGTGTCTAACCGTTGGATCGATGGGTTGTTGGTGTTGTTAGAGCCTACTGGGATAACAATACCTGGCGCTATAACCATATTATAAGGATTAGTAACCCCGTCGTCCGTTGCAGTGTACATGCCCGCTAAGTCAATGGCCGCTTTCTGCAATACAAACTCTTTGGCCTTGTTCAATGATCGTACATCGGGCAGCGTTTGCATGGCTGGCCCACGACCTCGTACCTCACCAGAGACTTTAGTGTACCGGCCCGTTACCCAAGGCGATGAAACACCAAAATCTTCTGTCCAAGATAGGCGTTCTTCCTGCTTAACCCATACACAACCGTAGTATCGCTTGGTCTTGGGGTCAAAGATGACACCTTCGGACAGTTCAACCTCTGAATTGGGCTGGTTGTCGATCATTTCTTGAATGGTGGGCGATGGTTCGAACCCTTTCCACATCCGTTCTAGCAATCTGGCCTTGACCTTGAACCGTCTCCAGTGGGTCTCGATGTTTCCATACGGGCCTTCTTCAAATGCGATACCTTTCTGCGGTACACAATGAAAGACAATTGGCATATCTTCGTCGTCGGTCTCATCAATCCGTAAGGTAGCAGTCCCGATCAAAAGATCTAGCGCGGCCTCATAGAATTGAGTCCCGAAGTTAGACCGGTTGATATAATCAAAGACAATAACGGCCTGTTCTTCTAGGTTTTCCCTGATCTGACCCTCGCTGACGTTGAAGTCGCCTGACTCTAGCAGCTTGATTACTTCATTCGACGGGTTAAACGTGGCCCACCTAGCCCAGATCGGTGCAATGTTCTCCTGTAGTTTACTGGCCCCTTGTTGAATAGACGTTAGAGAAGTGGAATCAAAGATACGCTCCATCTTCTTTTGGCCTTTATCCTGATTGTCGAACAGGTTCCGTTGGGGTAGAAAGTATTCGTACACGTCCGACAGTTGGTCGTGCCATAAATACTCAGCATCAAAGGCCCTAGCCTCTCGGGTCTTGAGATCCTGCATAGATCCTAGATTGGGTGGAAGTTTCATTTTATCTGCCCATTGTCGAAGTCATTAAACCAGCACGAGCCGCAGCAGCAGCCCCACGTCTGCCAGCACCAGCTAAACCGCCTAGCATTGATCGTCCAGCACCAGCAGCAGCACCCCTAGATCCCCTGCCACCCATAGCGGCCTCAGACCTAGAACGTGGAGCGCCACCTAACAAAGATGCAGAGCCTAGCTTGCCTCGTGCTAGAGCCTTGAACCTTTCTTCCTGCTCTCCAATCTCCTCATCGAGTGCTTTTTTCTGCCTGATGTCTATTGCTACTTCTTGAGCCGTTGGTTTTGGTGCCTTTGGTTTCTTCATTTTGTTTTCTCCAGATACTTGTACAACTGGAACGGTGTCCAGATGAACGGTCGGTTGATGCCTAGAATCTGTTTAACGTGTCCTACGCATGTATTGAGCATAAATAATGATTGCCTCGCGGTCTTACGATCGATTTTGACAATGATAACCTCATCGATTTTATCCATTTGTCGATCGATAGTAAACAAGTCCACATAGTGCATTGACTTACCATAGATCAACCATCGGCCTCGGTCTGCCATCATTAGATAACAGTGCTTGATGAACGGATGCAGTAACGGCGACCACCAATGGCCTGAGTCGTTAGTGAATACAATGTATGCATCAGAAGACACTAAACTGCACCTTGGCCTGTCTTGGTTGAGGTCTATGCCCTGACACCATTGACTCCTGCCATCCTAGTGCAAGGGTTTGTAGAGCATCGGCCCCGTGTGATGCCCAGTCATGAACAGGTGTATCACGGAACACTTGGCGCTTGTCGTCGTATTCTCGATGGTAGGATGCTATGCAGTTATAACCGTGTTCGGCCTTCTCGTCATCGATCCAGAATCTTGGGAACATCCGTCGCACTGCCTGTATGCCTTCAGCCTTCGTTCTCGGTCGTTGTACAGTCCTGAATGATATGCCCATCTCTCTGGCCACTTCCTTCCTGCTACGGCCTGACGTTAGCTCCCTGACCTCGATGTCGTGCGGTGCAAGGTGTGATCCTAGCATCACGTTATTGGTCGTCGCGTATTGGTTGAGCCATTGGATATAGTGCTCCATGCCCTTGGACGTGTTCTCATAGTATCCAATCAATCGGATCTCTTTGCCCATTGCTTGGAATAGCCAGATAGACATAGCATCACTAATGCCCAAATCCCATGCCGTATGGACTTGCAATGATGGCTCAACCGGTAGCCTTCCGACTCGTCCCTGCTCCTTCGCAGCTGTCAGCTGATCCGAGTAATAAGCCCCTGCTATCTGAGCCTCAAACGATCCATAGAACTCCTGCTGGATTAAGGCTTCGTCCATGCCCTCTAAGCGTTCGTTGTCGATGATGTCCGATGATATGACCGGTGATCCATCGGCCCGTTTGGTGTCGTTGATGGTCAGATTCTGGCAAAACCATTCGTTCGACTTCTTGGCCATCTGATAGAGACTGTGTCCGTGATTCTTTCCCCGTGGCGTGTAGATGAATACCGCCCATCCGCCATTCTCAGCTAGGATCGGCCTGATATAGCCCCATGCGTTAGGATCACATAGGCTCCACTCGTCAAACACCACTCCGACCGGATTAGATCCGACTAGGTTGTTGTAATTGTCCGACCCTGTGAGCTGCCATGTTGACCCATTGACCAGCTCGATCAACATCTCCTGTGAGCTTGTGCGCTTCCGTATGGCCTCTGGGAATACTTGACCAAGGATAGACCGGCCTTCTGAGTCTATACCCGACCAGATGGCTTTACGTGCTTGCGTTTGAACTGGGAACAGGTGCCAGTACGTCCCGACGCGCTTGAACATCTCCTTAGCTGTAAAGTTTAGAGTAGCTGCACCCTTGCCAGCTCTCCTGTGCCACACGATACAGGCACGCTTGGCCCCTGAATCCATAGCCTTGAAAAATGGGATCTGATGCGGTCTAGGTTCCCATTCGTGTGGGATCGATATGCTAGGCACTCTTGAAGTCTGACACCGTTATCTGAAGATCCCCACCACCCTCGCCAGTAATTTCTGTAGCCTTTAACTCTGGCAGATACTTGCCCAGCATTTTATGCCTAACATCCACCACCTTAGAGTACTTAGCCAGATCCTGACTAAATGTCTCAGATTCAGGGTCTAATTTCTCGATCTTCTCAATGATATCAAAAAGATATTGAACTGATCCCCTTTCTTGCATGTACTCTCGCAGTGCATCCTGTCGAGCTAATCTGTTTCTTGTTTTGGTGTGTAGGTTCTTACTAGTCATTGCTCTTACCCTTACCAAAGATCTTGTCCCAGTTGGCCGAATATGCAGCTCTGGAGTCCGTTGAACTCTTTCTAGCATGGTCACCCTTACCACCGTGAGACCAATTAGGAAAATGCCTATCAGCAGTTTTCTTGTCCAGCGTGTGGCGCATATCAGCCATGTTTTACCCTATGTTTTACGATATATGCTGTTTTGTTCTATGTATATAACCAATAGATCTAAAAAAAGATTTGACACGTTTCGCGTTATGCCTTACCTTCTCATTCGTGGTATCAAATTATACATTAAATCAGCAAGGAGTAACACCATGACAACAGCACGATTATATAACGCAGCCAAAGCCCAACAGGTAGAAGGTAAAAAAATGATTCTCGAATTATCCGACGGTCAACGGTTCAACGTCAAGGGTTCACGAGAAGCCAATAAGATCTGCAATGAGTTAAACGCTAAGCCTTGGAACTTCTAAGGCTTTAGGGTCTACCAGTTCGAGACTGGTACTGATGAGGCCACAAGGCCGAAACCCAAAACAGCAAGGAGTAACACCAATGCAAGCACAAAGAATCTGCAACAAATTGCAAGACCACGTTGACCACATCGCGGAAACTTTGCGAACTGGCATAACCTTCGAGGACGCCGGTATTGATCACGAGGAGAACGGGTGCGAGCCTGATGACATGATCAGCGCGTTTGATTGGCTACAGGACGCCTTGGATATGGAATTCACGATCTCAAGTGATGGCGAGTTTTTAGGCGCTCGAATCTTGGTTGCCTTCGGCGGCCCTAATATCTGGGTCGATACTCGATGGAATAAAGTCGAGGGGTCTTGGTGGACTGATTCGGCTTCGGCTGGGTTCTTCGATTCGATGGATATTCACGGCGCCTGCGCTGAATGGTTCGCTTGTCGATAACTTAACAACGGGCCTTCGGGCCCTTAACCAATCCGAGGGGATTATATTATGTTCGAGACAGAAACCTACCGCATTCCACACTTTGCCATCGTGGCGCTACTGTATGACGACTACAGCGGCATTCAGGACGACGACGAAGCATTCGTTGACAACTTACACCAATGGCTTGACGATCAACACGGCGAGGGCCAGTGGCATATTGGCGACGTTTCCGAACCCTATCATGGCCGCGCTGATTTCGAGCGTATTCTAGGCAATATCTGTAACGTCAACATTGAGGTGAGAATATGAACAACTGGCACAGTGAAACAATAAAACGATTCAAAACACTAGGTAGTGATGCATTACTCTATATCAGACAAGACGCCTACAATGCGGCAAAAGCTGGGGAAACGATTGATAATCCCAAGGTCGGGCAATATTGGGATGAGTTCCATTATGCCGCCCAAGAATTAAGACGGCGCAAGATTACCGCAGTAGAATTTAAGAGGGCATTATAGCATGAACCGATTAACCAAAATCAGCATTGCTGCGGCAGTTGTCGCGGCTTTGCTCTGGGTCTCAAATTGGGACTATGACCACGAGGTCACCATGTCCAAAGAATACCGATACAACGTCTGTTTAGGCTATTGGCCGGACTATGACGACTTAAAACCAGACTGCGAGGGCGTAAGATGACCTGGCAGCGTCATCCCCAATCAACTAGACCAATGAAAAGAGGGCCTAAACCATCAACGGGCAATTGCTCATCGATGGCCGAGTTAGAAGCCGAGGTTGCCAAGCGTAGGGCGCTAGGATGGAGCGCAAACCGCATCGCTACCCGCTTTAAAATAAATTGGCCAGCCGCTAAACGTATTATCACAAAACTAGAGGGCAACACATGAAACCAACCCGAAACGATATTTTGCAAGCATGGCTGACATTGCAGAAGGTGCGAGAGACTTACAGCCAAGACCGATTAGACGAGGCCGACAAGATGATGCTGATCGATGTCATGAAATTACTTGATGAACTACAACAGGAGGAGGCGAGACGATGATAGAAAAACTAATGGTTCCAAAATACACAGGCGGGGCGATGATTGTGGCTTTTTTATTCGGGTATGTTTTCGGAGTTATTCTTATCTAATGGGTGCGTAGTTTTAGAAGATATCGGCCCCTTGATTTTATGATTTAATGTAATTATAATTTGGATATCAGTTAACCGTATGCCAGTGCATTAAACTGATTGCAGGGGTCTACCGCCAAGTAATAGTTATCACCCTGTTAAA